TGGTTTCGACAGGGTAACAAGTACGAAGATGGACAACTCGACACAGAGAGTCGTTAAAAGTAAAAAACGTTAAATGCAAACGATGAAACAGCATATTTGATGGCCGCTTAAGCTATCATAGGGTTTTGATGATTGTCCTAGTAACAGAATCAATCATCAATTTTTTTCAACTATAGGAGTAATTATGAAGAAAACGTTATTGGCCACTTTATTGGCTACATTTGTGTTAGGTGCAAGTGCATTAGAGTTGGGTGTTAACGCTTCTAGTGATAGAAACGATGCAGACCATACTAATGCTGGTGTTGGTTTAACACTAGGCGAGCACTTTGACAAAGTATCCATTACTGGTGGATTTGATTATTATGAGAAGAAAGACATCTATAAAACTAGCCTAGTTGCTGGATATGATGTTGCTAAATTTGGTCCACTTACGTTGACAGCAAAAGCTGGTGGTATTTACATTGATCAAGAAATCAATGATACAAACACAGTTAAAAATAGCGGATTAGCTGGAGTTTACGGTGCTGGTGCTACTATTGGTTTGACTAAAGAACTAGCATTAACTGCTGATTATCGTTATCAAGTTGGTAATGATACAGTAAAACAATATAACGGTAGTACGTATACTGCTGGAGTTAAAGTTAGTTTTTAACTAACTAAAAATATGGGTTCAGTGGAACCCATTTAAAAAATCCACTTTTACACACACAATACAGGAGTAAAATATGTCTATGACACCATTTGAAATTCGTCTCGAATTATTAAAAATGTCGAAGGATCTACTTGTATCAGACTTTGACAGTAAAAAAGAATCACTCATTGAGCAATGGCAGACAGAAGTAGAATCTGCTAAGATATCTGGTATCACATCACCAGTCTATCCTGCTCTACCATCATTTCCCACCGAAGAAGATATTGTTAAGAAAGCAGAAGTGCTGAATAACTTTGTTTCTCAGACAACACCAGTAGAGACAAAACCAAACAAAAAATCTAATTAAGGAGACAAAATGAAAAACATTTTCGGTCACCTTACACGTGCAAGTGTAGCTACTTCAATTTTAGTTTTATCATTTGCATTATTCTTCTATACATTTCCGAGATTCTCGTATGAAGTGATATCTAATGCAGTACAAGAGAACATTTCGAAACAAGTACAATGTTTAGCGAAAAACATTTATTATGAGGCATCTAATCAAGACTTTGAAGGTAAATTAGCCGTAGCACAAGTAACAGTAAACAGAGCAAGTTCAGGTAAATTTCCAACTGATATATGTGATGTTGTTTATCAAAAGACTCTATATAATGGTGTTACAGTATGTCAATTCTCCTGGACATGTCAACAAGTTCTGCCACCAAAAAATGAATATCTATGGGAAGAGTCAAAATACATTGCCAATAAAGTATTGACAACGCCTCTCGTTCATAGTAAACTAAAAGAAAGTAATGTTTTATATTATCATGCAGATTATGTGAATCCTGGTTGGAACAAAGAACATATTGTAACAAAAATAGGCAACCACATCTTCTACAAAAAAATATGAGTAAATTTACAATTAAACAATTCGGTGGATCAGATGATCTGATGTTAGTTAGAAAAGAAAAAAGTAAACAACCAACACCAGGTTTACCACCAGAACATAGTTCAGTTGTTTTTATGAAACAGAATGAAATTAATGAATTGATAGAGGTACTACAAAATTATGCCATCACGGGAAGAAATCAAGAAGTTTAGTACGCAGATAGAATCACTTGCAATTAGATTGAAATGCACACGAATGGATGCTATTCTCGATCATTGTCGTAATACTGGACTAGAAGTAGAAATTGCATCTACACTTATATCATCTGCTCTTAAAGCTAAAATTAGAGAAGAAGCAGAAGACAACAACATGCTAAAGAAATCATCTAGATTACCTATATGAACAATGATAACGGTGGTTTTGCCGCTTACGCTTTATATAATGCTCTTAAATTACACTTCACAACAAAGTCTTATGACTATATCAAATATCATGGTAAGACAAGTGTAACTAAAACAAATTTTTTGTCACGTAAAGATAAATATCATTTTTATAGATTATCTAGAAAATATAATCTAGATGATCTAAAACAATTCTATGTTGCCAATTTTGTTGAAAATCCAAAAACTTGGCCTGGTGAATTACTGGGTGAATCGGCTGAAGAAATTTTCTTAAAATGGAAAAAAAGAATACAGTCATTGACATATAATTTTGATAATGATATACTAAAACTATTTGAAAAATATAAACCAAAAGAAATTCTACATATCAAAGGCGACTACCCACCATTACTTAAGGAGTTGATGGAAGGTAATATAAATCTTGAGACTGTGTGTTATATGAATGTCGTGATACGATTTCTTCCCGTTTGGAAGAAACAAATACAAGATGATATTATATGGCCTATGTGGGAAGAAAAGATTGCAAAATATACGCCTTTAATTTTTGATGAGTATACAGGTCAAACATGCGAATCAATAATGAAAAAAAGATTTAAGGAAGCAAATGAAAGTTAATAAAATATATCTAGATATGGATGGAGTTATTGCTGACTTTGAAAAGCGATACAAAGAACTATATGATATGGAACCACGTCAGGCAGAAAAAAACAAAAAATTCAATCATTTTTTTGATGACTTTATTGCTAAAGATAATTTCGCAACACTAGACTTAATGCCCGGTGCTATCAATCTTTTAAATTATCTCAAGACATTACCAATGCCAACAGAGATTCTTTCTTCTACTGCCAGCGAAGAAAAATATGATGCCATTTCTAAACAAAAATTAATTTGGTTACAGACTCATGGTATTACATTTAAAACAAATTTTGTGCCAGGTAAAAAACACAAATACAAATTTGCTACACCAGATTCTATCATCATTGACGATACTCAATCTGTCATTAGTGATTGGGTAAAAGCAGGTGGTATTGCAATTTGGCACAAAAATGCAGTATTAACAATGTCAATTTTGAGAATGTACACATAAGGAGTTATCATGCAAGTACGTAGTGGAGAAGTAGGACAACGTGATTGTGGTTGTGGTCGTAGTCCATCTGGTTTCTGTGTTGGTTGGCACGGTTTAACTAATGAACAATACAAAGTCAAACTACAAGAATGGAATCAAGAAAATAATTCAGGCAAACAATTACTGAATGAAGAAAATAACGATTGACATATCATAAATAATAGTATATACTATGTTTTGTGTGGATAAGTCGTTTAATACACCGTTTATATTTCGTTTAATAAGGAGTTAATATGTCAAGTTTCGCAAACTTAAAGCGCAGTTCATCTAATCTAGATAAACTCACAAAAGCGATTGAGCAAATCAATCAATCATCTGATTCAAATAACAAAGACGATAATTTCTGGAAGCCTGAAGTAGATAAAGCAGGTAATGGCTATGCTATTATTCGTTTTCTACCTGCACCTAGTGCTGATGGCGAAGATTCTCTTCCTTGGGCAAAGCTATTCTCACATGGATTTCAAGGTCCTGGTGGCTGGTACATCGAGAATTCTTTGACAACTTTGAATCAGAAAGATCCTGTATCTGAGTATAATACACAACTCTGGAACACAAACATCAAAGCAAATCAAGATATTGCACGTAATCAGAAACGCAAACTATCTTACATCTCTAACATCTATGTTGTCGAAGATCCAAAACATCCAGAGAATAACGGCAAAGTGTTCTTGTTCAAATATGGTAAAATTATTTTTGACAAGATTACTGGTGCTATGAATCCTGAGTTTGAAGATGAAACACCAATCAACCCATTCGATTTGTGGTCTGGTGCAAACTTCAAATTAAAGATTCGTAAAGTCGATGGTTATCAAAATTATGATAAATGTGAATTCGATTCACCATCACCTCTACTTGATGATGATGAAGAACTCGAAAAGATTTGGAACTCTGAATACTCTCTCAAAGAGTTGACTGACCCAAGCAAATTCAAGTCTTATGACCAACTCAAAGCACGTTTGAATAAAGTTTTAGGTCTCGATGGTGCATCACCTGCTCCAATCACTACTGCTGAAGATGTGGAACCATCTGCACCCACACCAGCACCTAAAGCAAAAGCAAAACCTGCTCCAGTTGAACCTGAAGTAACTGAAGATGATGACTTAGATTATTTTGCTAAACTAGCAGAAGAAGATAATTGATAAGTAGTTTTTGTTATGATAAGCCACCTTAGGGTGGCTTTTTTTATACTACTCGCTGGCTGTCAGCTAGTGCTTTAATTCTACCGTAGTCTAGATTGCGTATTGGTGATGTTGGCATCATAATTGTTGCTTCATTTTGACTAGGTATAACTGTATTTTGTGCCATCACAACAGGTTGTGTATCGATCACTTTTGGATTTACTTTCATTAACGCTACATCTTTAGATCCAGATGCAACATCAGGATTCTTATTTTGTGTTATAGGTTGATTATCTTCACCATATATTCGCTTCAATAACTTTTCATTGTCTTTAATGTGAACATGATCAGGTGTTAATGAAGTAATATCTGCAAGTGGTCCTGTGAATTTAAATCCGTATTTTTTTGCAAGTGCTGATAATTTTTCATTAAGTTTATTTTTCTGGAAGTCTTCTCGATCTCCAGTACCCAACACAGTAACATTGGCACCAATTTCTTTTAGAAGTTTTAATTCTTTTTCTACTTCTGCAATTTGATTTTGATTGTTTGGTAATCCTGTACCAAGAATAATATTCTTACCTCTATACAGTTCTTTATTTTGTTCTAGAGTTGCAAGAACTTGTTCAGGCGTTCTTCCAGCTATTGCATCAACGTCTTTATGATCACTCATATGTTTTTCTAAACGCTTTTGATACTCAGCATCAGATTCATTTGGTTTTCTTACAGGCCAGTCAGCATAACTTCCAGAAACACCACGTTTTTGTCCAGATGAAGACATTGTTATACCTGCCGCTAAACTGTCACCAACAGAAAATGTTTTAGCTTTACTTCTATCGCCTACTGTAAATTTATGCGAATCATCATCGTATGTGTCGATCATAGTGAGTTTAGTTGCGGTAGAAACTTTCTGTGCTTTAGCTTTATTTTCTTTTCCGTCAACTTTATCATCCCAATACTTATCGACAACTTTAGTAACAAATTTCTTTGTAGCAAGTTCTACTTCTTCACCATAATAATAATCTACAGCAAGACCTGTCACGGCACCACCAACAAAACCACCAACAGCACCAACTATGTTACCAATAAATGGGACTGCTGAACCTGCTGTACCAAATATTGTTGCGGCTGCCATTGAAATTACAGTAACAACACCATACTCAGCAATGATTGATGCCCAAATTCCAGTAACTGCATTTGTGTATTCTTTTTTAGTCATAGAAGATTTATCCAATGCTTTAGTTTGTTCAATACCATCATATACGGCAAGACCAACACCAGCAATACCAAGAGCCTTGCCTGCACCTTTTAATACTTTACCACCAGTTTTTGCCGCGGCTTGCAGTCTAGGATCTTTGAGTTCAAATTGTGGTTTTGGTTCTGGTGGTTTAAAGTTAATATCTTTTGCAACTTTATCTGAACCACCTTTCACCATATCGCCTACCTTTGTGCCATGAGATGCATCATAATGAAA